CGCCAAAACTGTATGATGTCACCCTACGTTCAGGTACTATCAGTCTGTTAGCACCCGATTCTGAGTCAGCCGCATGGATGGCTCTAGAATTGTCCCATGAACGTGATGATGAACTACTAAATGTTAAACAAGCCGATGAGTGGTAAGCCTTACTTTCCGAACAACTGGCAAGAATACAAGGACGCACCCGATGACATGTTCCAGCAACACACGTTTGATGAGATCATGTCGTGGAAGGTTGCAGGTTGGGAACTACCTGGCTCTGTAGCCTGTATCATCCGCGTTCATAACAACAAGACCGGCAAGGTCAAAGAGCACGTCTATCAACGTGAGTACGCTGCCAAAGAGAAAGTGCGGCAGCTGATGCGTACACCTGACATTGAGTTTACGGTGTGCAATCATGAATCAATCCACCACCTTATCATGGAGACCCGTGAAGATGACTGAATCCACCATTCAACGTCGTACTGAACAGCTGATTGCTGAGATCAAAGTACATCCCCACAAAGAAGAGTTACTGCAACTCATGTATGAGCAGCGCCTTGATGCTATGCTCGATGAATACACCACCATTCTTAACTAGCCTATGGCAACACCCGCTGAGATTGACGAACAAGTACAACTTGAGCGTGATCAGATAGCTCAAGGACTCAAGAAACTACACAACAACACCACTGATCTTGAGCGTAAGAGTTATGCATCAGCCACTGTCTACGGCATTGCATCTATTGATATTCTTTTGCCCCTTGTGGTTAGACGTATTGAGGAGACCAACACTAGGCTAAAGAAAGGTAATGCAGGTAGAGCATTTAAAGAGATTCAACACTACATTGCTGACCTCGAACCATTAGCAGCAGCAGCTATTGCATTAAAGCTGACCTTTGACAAGGTATTTTCCTATAAGGAGAACAGCGATCAACTGATCAACGTCTGTGATGCGATTGGTCATGGGGTTGAGGATGAATGTCAAATGCGTTTCTATGAACGTAATGCTCCTGGACTTCTTAACACTTTGAAGAAGAAGTACTGGCACAAATCCAGTGGCACACATCAACGTCTCAGCAACATCCGCAGACCTATGAATCTCGTAGATGTTAAATGGAATGCATGGGGTAGAGAAAATCGTGTTCGCTTAGGTGCATGGCTACTTGACTGCATCATCTCTGAATCACACTGGTTCACCAAGGAGATGAGGCAAGAAGGACGTAAGAGAGTTAACTACATTGTACCTACACCTGAGTTCATGACCATTAAGGATCAGGTGATGAAGGATGCAGAGTTGTTTGCTCCTCTTGCTTGGCCTATGTTAATTGAACCTAATGACTGGACCAATGATCGAGCAGGCGGTTACCTTCTCAACGAGGTTATGCGCGGGCATGACATGGTGCGTCGCGGTAACCAGCTATGTATACAGGGAGAAACCCCTATCGAGTTTCTGAACAAGATTCAGAAGGTCGCCTTTACTCTTAATCCTTTTGTAGTAAGGGTTGCAGAAGAACTAGATAGATTGGAACGAGCAGTAGGTAAGTTCCTCCCCATTGTCAATCATGAGCTACCCCCTAAGCCTGTAGATATTGCAGACAACAAAGAGTCTCGTAAGAAGTACAGACAAGCGGCAGCTCAGACAATGAACTTGAACGCACAAGAGTTTAAGAAATCTTGTCGTACAAGGATGACTATGGAGGCAGTGAAGAGGTTCAAGGACGTACCTAAGTTCTACATTCCGTGGTCGTTTGATTACAGAGGTAGAGCTTACCCTATTCCTGCCTTTCTTACTCCACAAGATACAGACTTTGGAAAAAGTTTGTTAGTCTTTGCTGAGGGGTCTTACATGACCGACGAAGCAGAACAATGGTTAGCCTTTCAAGTTGCTACTACATACGGTCTTGATAAAGCGCCGATGTCTGAGCGGCTAGAATGGGCAAAGAATAACCATGATTTGTTCACACTCATAGCCACAGATCCCGTCAGTAATTTACACTTATGGGAAGATGTAGAAGAGCCTTGGCAATTCTTAGCAGCTGTGGAAGAGTATTATCATTGTGTCCAAATTGCCGATAGGCATTTCACACGTCTTATGGTGGCAACTGACGCTACCTGTTCAGGTCTACAGATCTTAGCAGGATTAGCACGGGATAAGTCCACCGCAAGTCTTGTTAATGTTCTGCCTGGTAGTGAACCTCAAGACGCATACAAGGTAGTCAGCAAGGTTGCATCACCTAATTGTCCTATATCTATCCAACCTTATATGGATAGGAAAGTGGTCAAAAGGGTGGTCATGACTGTTCCTTACAATGCTAAACCTTTCAGTAATCGTGGTTACATCCGTGATGCACTAGCTGAGAAGGAAGTAGAGATTAGTAAGGAAGACCTCACTGCCACCGTTAAAGCGGTACGGGATGCAATGGATGTCGTTGTACCTGGTCCTATGGCTGTTATGTCCTGGATTGAACAGGAAGTCGCAGCAGCAATTAAAGCAGGTAAAGAGTATTTAGAGTGGACAACACCTTCTGGTTTTGTCGTCCATCAAAAACTAAATAAAAAGGACACTGTATCTTTGCAGTTACAACTGCTAGGTACATGTCGTATGGAGGTAGCTGTAGGCGATACAGACGAGGTTGACATCAACCACCACAAGAACGCAACAGCTCCGAATCTTATTCACAGCTTAGATGCATCTCTTTTACATCTAAGTGTCCCTTGCTTTGACGCACCTATCGCACTCATTCACGACTCAGTATTGTGTCGTGCTACAGACATGTCTTCATTGTCTGCTATTGTGCGTGAGACATACATGCACCTCTTTGCAGTGCATGATTACTTGAACACCTTTGCTCAACAAATTGGGGCAGAGACTGCACCACCGATTGTAGGCGACCTTGAGCCTGAGTCGGTTATCGAATCCACCTACTTTTTCTGTTAATGGCACGCACCATCCACAAGACCGAACAGCCTGTTGTCCTGGAGGGATACCAAGCTGTACTGAAACCCGGCAAGTACGGGTACAAACTCGCTGCACTTGTTGACCAAGTAGTAGTTGACAAACTGGAAGATGAGCGCACCGAAGTCCTTAAGTGGGCAGAGGGTAAGCTCAAGAACCCCAAGCGTTCTACTCTCAAGCCTGAGCCTTGGGAAGAAGTGACTGAAGGTAAGTATCAAGTTAAGTTCAGTTGGAATGACGAGACCCGTCCGCCTGTTGTAGACAGTGAGGGTACGCTGATCACCGATGAGGACACACCTCTGTATGGTGGTTCCAAGGTCAACCTGGCTTTCTATCAGAAGCCATACATCCTCAAGGATGGGGTGACCTACGGCACTAGCCTCAAGCTGGCTGGTGTGCAGGTGATTGCTCTCAATACCTCTGCTGGTGTTGACACCGGTGACATGGACGAAGCTGGTATTGCTGACCTGTTCGGCAAGACCACTGGTTTCAAAGCTGGTGAGCCTAACATCACTTCCAATGACGAAACCACCACTGACGACGACTTCTGATGATTACCTTTGATTGCACTAAAAACGAAGAGCTCGGACTGTACGAAGGCACCCTGTGTGTCAAACTTCCTGAGATCAGCGTCACCCGCTACAAGGCGGATCGCAACGACTTCAAGTATGAGATGCGCCGTGCGGTATCGGAGATCGTCGAAGAGATCATCGAAAAACAACTTGACGATTGATGTATAGATCAGGCTTGGAACAGAAGGTTGCTGACCTTCTTTCCAGCTTGAAAGTAAAGTACACTTACGAAGACCGCAAAGTTCCTTATCAACTGCAATGCAACTACCTACCCGACTTCCATTTGATCAATGGTGTCTTTCTCGAAGTGAAAGGACGCCTGACGAGCGAAGACCGAAGGAAGATGAGAGCAGTGAAGCTTTGCAATCCCGAGTTAGACATACGCTTCGTCTTTCAAGCACCATATAACAAGATCTACAAAGGATCTAAAACCACCTATGCGAAGTGGGCTGAGAAGCACGGCTTTCCGTGGTGTTCATATCAATCAATACCTATTGACTGGCTCACATGAATGACAAACCTTGACATCACTAAGGAAAAATACCCAGACAAAGCATTTTCGTTCATTCAATCAACACATAAAGCTTGGTCAGAACGTAGTAAGACGTTGTTCAGTCTTGCTGAAGATTCTGTGAACAACTGGAGCTATTTTGAAGAACTATGGGACAAAGCTTCTAGCTTGGAGTGGAAGGCTTATGAATTTGCATTAGACAATCAGAAGTTTATCCAACAATACAAGCGTGAACACCCAGAAATCACCTACCGTTTTTTTGATAATGAATGAGCGAGAGTGAATTTGTAAGGCATGAGCCTTGCGTACACTGTGGATCATCGGATGCAAACTCTTTGTATTCCGATGGTCACAGTTTTTGTTTTTCATGTAACACCTACACCCCTGGAGAAGGGGAGGTTGTTCACAATCATCAAAAAATGACCACCAATGTTCAACTACGTGGCTC